CGACTATAAAGACCCCGAAAGGCGCGAGGTTGGGGGCGAACGTTTCAACGTTTGTAAATATCTGATTGAGAGTGACGAGCTTGAGTTTGTCGGTCAATCTGAATCAATGAACGCGGCGTTGGCGTTTTGTCAAGAGGTGCAAGCATGAAGGACATCATCGCCGCCTTCACCATCGCCGCCGCGCTGACAGTCTGCGCTTTGGCCTACTTTGACGTTTTGGTTAAATAATCATGTATACATATCAAGTTAACTTCTCTAAGCGTTTTACATCTGGGCCTTTTGCGGGCAAGTTGTACCACGACTATTTGCGGTTCACGGATTGGGCATCAGCGGATGAATTCCGCGCTAAATGCGAGTCTGGCCATGAATTTGCACCTTGCGCAGGAAATGGCGCCTATACGGTCGAAGATGTGCTTTTAACGGCCATTGAGCCCACAACAGTGGGCACCCAAAAACGCGACGTTGTAAACGGCCAATACATTTGACAGTGCAACCTATTGCATCCACTGGGTGCAATGGGGTGACTTGTCACCAATTCAATCAACTACTTTGGAGTACACACTATGAACCGCGTCACTGAGAAACAATTGCAAGCCATTGTTGATCGCCTGAACCGCATCACCGGCTCGCCCATGTCACCATATTTTGACGGCAAAGCCCAGCCCGGCAACTATCATTTAAGCCATGCCTATGGCGGCGTTTGCTTGCATCGTATGTTCAATGAGGGCGGCGGCGTATCGTCGCCCTTGTCAATCGGACACGTCCCAAAGCGCGAATTAGCGGCGCTCATGTATGCCTACATCAGCGGCATTGAGACGCAACGCGAAGAGGTGACAGCATGAGCGCATATCAAACCGTTTATAAAGTCCAATGCCAAACCGCCGCGATTTTGCGCGATCTTTGGCAACTGCCCGACAACTTGGCAACCCGTCCCGATCACCCATATATGCTTTTTAGGCTTGTGCCTGCGCACCGTTGCGCGGCGTCGCTCAAAATTCGCAAAATGGTAGCCGATCAAGTCAAACAAACCCGGAGAATGCAAAAATGAAAACCTACCAAATAACACTTGTTTACACCGCCCATGTGCACTATGAAATAGAAGCTGAAAGCGAAGAGGCGGCGGAGGCCATGGCGTGGCAAAGCGTAGACGCTGACAGCGGCGAATGTACCCGCTATGGCGAATGGGAAACATCTAGCATTGAAGAGGTGACAGTATGAACATTGAAAATCTTAGCCGTGAAGAAAAAGTCAGCTTAATAATTCAACTTGAAAAGTCATTGGGTTGGTTTCCCGTCGTTACCCTTGACGTTGAAGACCTGCGCGAGCGTTTTTTAGACCAAGGCGAAGACGTGCCGCCCGACTGGGTGCTACACCGCGCCTGCGAGTATGTATACCGCAAAAATTGTGAAGAAAGCACCCATTTGATCGACTGGGCACAAGAAATCGCAAATGAAATTTTGGAGACTGCAAAATGATAACCATTGGAAAAACCACTTACAAAACCAACCGCGCGGACATTTTCGCGCATCACGCAAAATGCACCGGCAAGCATAAGCCGGTCAAACCTAAAAAAACCACAGAAAAGCGGATTTACCCTGTTTATCGGGAGGGCATGAGCACCGCTCAATATGTCGAATGGTACGAAAACGTAAACAAAACCCTGCGCAAATGGAGTTGGGAACCGCTGAGCACCACGCCCACGGTGCCAAGTGGTGAAGATGCGGCCTGGGAGGTAGAAGATGCTACATCCGATCTTTGAAGACATTCTGAGACGCTACGCGCCACCGGCACCCCCACCGCCCAAGGGGGGCGCATGGCGTTGATCTGCGCGGTGATCCTTGCCGCTATACTTGCACTTCTGCTCGATCTTTGAGCAGTTGCCAAGCCTCACAAGCCCCCTCACGGGGGCTTTTTTTGTGTCCACGCCGTAGGCGGGGGCACTGTCTTATACCTCAACCAAAGCCCGCAGGTCTGATTTTGAAGTCGCCAACATATCGGGGGCGCAGAATATGTGTTTGCGAGTGGAATGAGCGCGAGAGGCCAACCGCCCACAATCAACCCATCCGGCCTCTTTGAGGGCGTGCAAAAGAGCGGCGGGGACAATCTTGGTGCCCACGGGTTGCGCTTGGCCTTGCAAGCGGTCGCAAAGGCCATGGAAGGGCGAGCCCACCACACCCCGCGCAAACTCGCCCACGCGGCGGCGCATCTGGTCAAGCAACCAGGACTCCGCGCCGCTCATGCCGTGCTCGACCATGATGGCCTTGGCTTCGGTCATCGGGGGCGCGGCGTTTGGATTCCACGCGGACACGTCTCGCGTGTGCAGGTATGCCGCCACGGCCTCGAACCCGCCCCGGTGTTGGTACCAGTTCCACAAGCTCACCGCCTGAGCTTCCGCTAGTTTAGGCGCGTCTGACCAAAGGCAAAACCAGCGGCGATCCTCTGAGGGAATGCTGATGGCGGCGCGTTCATTAGAAAACGCGATCACGAAGACGCGGTTCAAAGCCATGTATGGGTGCAAGCCCTTGCGGTTGACCGGCAACAACTCAGGGGGCGCGGCGATGATGGGCTTTAACGTGTTCTCCAACGCCCTGCGGTCTTTGGCCTCGGCCTGCCTGAGCTCGGCGATTTCCATCACCTCGCACTCCAGCGCGTAACCCCATTGGGAGGTCAGTTCTTCGTTCTTGACCAGTGAGCAATTGACCTTGGCTTTGCCGCCAATGGCCCAGAAGAAAGGGGCGAAAAGGGTGTCTTTGCCGCTACCATGGTTGCCACCCATCAAGATGGCGTGGTTGATCTTGTGCGCTGGAAATTGCACCTTATGAGCCAAGGCATTCAAAAGGTGCTCACGCTCGAAGGGCTCGGGCACCATGCGCTCCAGGTGGCGCATCCATTGGGACACGTCGCCCGCGATGGGCTTAGGGCGGGCATCGCGCCATCGGTTGCCGTACACTTGCCCATCGCGGGCGACCAATACAGTCTCGCCTGCGGCGTAGGTAATGCCCACCAACGCCTTGCCGCCCTTGGCTTGGCGGTGCTCATCAAAGGCGTAGGACGCCTCGACCTTGCGCTTGTTGTTATGCACAGAAATGCACTTGATGTGACGATATAAGGCGTTGAACGTGCCCCGCGACAACTCGCGCCGGTCTTGCATATCAAAGTACCCGTCGTCGGTTTGTATATACGCAAACCTGTCCCACCACTCGGCCATCTGGATGCGGCCAAGCTCTTTGCGCTCCACCTCGGCGATGACGCGGGCGGCTTCGTCTGGATAGTCGGCCGTGGAGGCTAACTTACTCAAAGCTGACTCCATGGCTTGGGTGAGCAGCTCCTCGCGCAGGCCGGGGGTGTGGGCGGGGCCACCTTGGTCGGCCACCCACGTCAAAAAGGCGCGGGAATCGAAGTCAACGCAATGCGAGTGCAGGCAACAATAGGCCCGGTTGGCGGGCATATAGCGCCCCTCTGGGTTGCCGTCGGTATGCTCGGCGCTGTTGGGGCAGATGACGCCCGCCCAGCCCTCGCCATTGGGCTTGGAGAGCAGCAAACCCTGGCCGGAAAGCCACGCCATCACGTCATCCGCGCCATCATCGCTGATGCGGATCGGGCGCAAGGTGAGCGAGTCGGGTTCGACTGGTGTCACACCCAAGGTATCGCAAATAGTACCTAGTGTGTATTCTCTGTTTGAATCAAACTCCACCAGGCGCGCGGCGAAGTTGTCGCGGCCCGGTTTGAGGTTGACTGAACCAGGCAAGCGAAAGTTGCGCACCGGGTTGCAGGCGCCGGGGTCAGTGTAGCCCGCCTCGGCGATGGCTTTGATGGCCGCGCTGAACTCGGCCTTGGTGGGCTGGTCGCTGAAGGCATAGCCCCACTGGAATGAACCGGGGGAGGTCTCCATGATCCAAGTCGGGTCAAGCGGGGGTGTCTTGGACTTGGTGCCAATGTCGTCCAGCATCATGACCAGGATGTACTCGCAGTTGGCCGCTGACGCTGACACCCGGCCCTCGGCGAACCGGTCGATGATAAAGCTGGCCGTGTTGGCGTACCATGCCTGACCCTCGCGGATACCCTTGGCGGGCAGGAATGCCGGCCAGGTGCATTTGACGGCCCCATCGGCGTGCAGTTGTATCTCGCCGTCTTTCAACTGTGGTTTTTGTCTGACAATTAACGCTGTCTCGCCACTTGGGGCAAGTTTTGTAATAAAATCCAGAAATTCCAACTTGTTCTCCTTTAAGAGCCCGCCTGCCAGCGGGCTTTTTACTTGCCGTATCTCGACATGATCGCCACCTCTGCGTCAAGGGGCAAGCCCTTGGCCCACTCGGGCGGCGTACACATCACCTCTTTCAATCGCACGGCCATCTCTTCTGGCCGGTCGGTCTCAATGACCACTTCGTCATGGACGTGGAGCACCACGTCATCAAGCTGACGCAGCGTATGGCGCAGCAAATCGTTGGCGGTGGCCTGTGTGATATTCTCACACGCCAACCCTTTCCAAAGGCGGGCTCGCGGCCATTCTTTTGCATCCGCTGCGGGTTTCCAAGCGGCCTTGGCGTAGCTCACGCCATCGGCGTCCAGCTTGGCAAACGGGTAGCACAGCACCCGCCCGGAGGGCAGAGCGTACCAGAGATGCTGGCCATCGAACAGGTACGTGACCCGGCCCACGCTGAACTCATGGCCCTTGTTTCGCATGGCGCGGGTGTAGGCTTCTTCAAGGTTTTGCCAGTAAGGCACAGACCAAGGGTTGGCCCTACGCCATGCGTCCACCATGCGCTTGGATTCAAACTCAGTGAGTTGCACGCCGTAGGCGCGGCCCATGGCTGCAAAGGCACCCACGCCGCCGGCAAAGCCGCAGGCAAGCTCTTGCACCTTGCCGATCTGGCGTTGATCTTTGGTTACCTCATCGACCCGCACACCAAAGGTGGCGGCGGCGTTGACCTTGTACACATCCTCGCCTTGGGCAAAAATGGCCAGCTTGTCGTCCCCACGGCCAGACAACCATGGGTTGGCGCGGGCTTCGATGGCTGCCCAATCGGCCACCACTAGGGACTTTCCCTTGGCGGGTATCAGTGCGGGCCTGAGCATCCCCTTGAGGACATCAGTAACGCGCTTTCCAAATCGAGGAACAATTGAATGGCCTCTGACCATTGCAGTTCTAACGTCCTCGGGCGATTCGGCGCACTTGCGAGTGAAATTGTGAACCTGGGCTCCGTAGCTGCTGGCTCTGCCTGTGGCGCTGCCGCCTGCGAATACAAACGCGCCTCGAACTCGGTTGTCCTCGACATCTGCCAGGCTTGCAAGGCGGCTGAACTTCGCAACCGACGACGCCCAAAGGTCGTCGGCGCACTGAATGACTTTTTGAACATGGGGTGGGACATCCTCACAGTTTAGTAAATTGGCCCGCACAGTCTTGTCGATGCTGTACTTACCGTCCTTCTCCATGAGCTTGAGCGCTTGCGGGCCCACACGCTCGATGACCCACTGGCGCATTTTGGGGGAGCGCACGCTGGTGATGGCGCCCTCGGTGACCTCGGCCACGATCTGCTCGATCTCGATCAACTCATCGCTGGCGTACTTCACAGCGGCCTTGCATAAGGGCACATCGACCAAGACGCCTCGGTCGTTGATGCGTTCGTTGACGTGGTAGTCGCTTAACTCATCCTCTGACAATGGCCGCAGCGCCTTACTGATCGAGCGCATGGTGCGGACGTCTTGCTCGCAGTAGGCCACCATCTCGGCCATCAGTTCGGGGTCGTTGTTGAACGTCCCATCAGCGCGGGGGATTGACAGCAAGCGGATCAATTGCGAGCCGCGATGGTCTTTCTTCATGGACGCGCCAGCAAAGCGCCCCACGTCTTCAAGCGAACCCGGCGCACAGTTGGCGCGGGCTTGGGCTGCGGTGCAGTAGAACTGTGTTAAATCAAAGTTGATCTGCAAAACGTACCAAAAAATGAGGCGCTCGAACGCAGCGTTGTGGGCGTAGATTACACCTTTGTAATCTTTGACCTGAGCGGGAAAGGGTTGGCTGGGCAGCCATGTCTGGACGTCATCATCGCCAAAGGCGTAGGACATGCACAGCACTTCGGTGCTTGCATCTTGAGCGTAGTTGTAAACGCCTGCGGCTTTTAGGTCGCAGGCGCTACGGGTTTCAAAGTCTAGCCAAAGAGTCATGCCGTTGCCGCCGTCAAAATGTGCAGACCCAACTCAGCATCAACGCAGTTGCGCAGCGCTTGCCTTTTGTTTGGTATCTTGCTGGCGGCGACTATCTCATGGCCGTCAAAGTCTGAAATCTTGTTCTTGTGTCGGATGTCAGCCTTATCAAACCTGCGCGGCGCTACTTCAAAGTTTGACCAGAAAAGATGGCGTTGCATTTCAAACGTGGGCCTGACCAGAGGCTCATAGTATGGTTTGACGTTTTCGACAACCCATTTGCCCTTGGCGTAGTGTTGCAAAAACACGATCTGCGCGTACAGCGTCATGTCAGGCATGATGGGTGCAAAGCCTTTGCCGATCACGCCGACGTTATGCCGGTATTGGCCATGGCTCGGGCAAGGCGGGCTGGCCCATATAAAGTCAAACTCCGCATAGTGCGCTTCCAGATACGCAACTGCGTCGCCGACCACAACAGTATCCTGTGGGTATAACTGCGCGTAAACCTTGGCGATCTCGGGTGAGTATTCGACTGCTGTCACTTCACACCCCCCCCCATAGGCTACGGTTACCGCCGATACCGGCGTACAAATTTAAAATTTTCATAAAAAAGGCAGGGCCGAAGCCCTGCCACCTCATTTAAGCAGACCGACGACGACGACCTGCTGGTGCAGCCGGTGCTTCTTCAGCAACTTCAGGCTCGCCATCCATGCTGACCCATTCAATCACCTCGAAAACCGGGGTGTAGATTTTGCCGTAGCTTTTGTGGGCGTAGTGATCTTTTTTGAGGGTCACAATTGCCACTGGCTTTGTTTGGTCTTTTTCAACCTGCTCTGCCAACGCCACAGCCAAAGTTTGCACAGCGCGTTTGCCGCCCACTGACGTGGTGGTGTACCGCGCTTCCATGCCCTTGTCTTCACCGCTGATGCACTTGAGGCTCATGCCCACTTGTGTTTCCCAGCCTTTTTTGGCGCCGGGGGGCGCCTCATCAAGCTCGGGCAGCGGTTGGGACACCGACGCCATCTTCTCGGCCAGCACTTCACCATCGCCCCAGGCGATAAAGCCATGGACAAAGCTGAAAGGATTGATGGCCCAGGTGGAGTCGTCTTCCACTTCGGTTTGATCGGCACCGAAAACCCAGTGGCCGGTCTTGTCCATTTTTAGGATGACCGTGCCGACTGGGCCCACGTCTGCTTGGATCGCGCGCAAAGCGGTCGAGAGGGTGGAGACTGCGGGCAAGCCCGCCTGAGAAAACGCTACTAAATTTGACATGATAGTCCTTATTGAAGTTTAGAAAGGGCTGCAGTTAACTGCTTCCCGATTTGAACCACCGCAGGCCGGGGATCGCTCTCCAGCGCTATGGTGGTGCCTGATGACACTGACACGACGAGATCGTCGGGCAATGTCAACTTGCTCTTTTTGAGTTCTTTCTCAGCTTGCGCTGGAGAAATGACCTCGGGTTCTTTGTATGGCGAAACACCTACCTCAAGCAGCGCCGCCGCCGCTTTGCTTTCATCTGTCCATTGACGTGTGCCACGTTTGGCCACCAGTTTATACCCTGGAACTGACGCCCCGCTGTCAAGGATTTGGTGCGCCAGCGCACGCAAGTCTTTGATCCAATCTTCTAGCATATCAGCGTTGGCCAAGTACGCGCCAAGTGCCGGCGCATCAATTGACTCGATAGATGTCTTCAAGGCCCGATCAACAGCGCCGGTCATCTGTGGGCAGATGGGCTTGGCTGCGCACCAGCGGCAGTGGTCGCCGGTCTTGAGTTCAGCATCTGGCTTTTGCGCCAGCTTGACGGCCTGCACCAACTGCAACTCAAACTCAGCGATGCGCTTCGGTGTGGTCACCCAGCGCTTGACCTGGGGCGGCTGCACGATCACGCACTCGATCTCATCGACGCCATCAAAGGCCCACTTGGCGGCTTCAGTGCGCATGGCCGCAGCGGCGTAGAACATGAGCTGCGGGTTCTCTTCTACTTCCACAGCAACACCATCACCAAACTTCCAATCAAGAACAATTGCACGGTTTCTGATACGTCCGATAAGGTCAGTAGACCCAAACACACCAGGCAGTAGATCGCCAAAGCCAACGCGAGTTTCAGCTTCAATTTCCATCTCCTTGTTTGGGTCAATCTCATCGAGCGCGGCCATGGCCACTTTGAGCTTGTTGTCGATCAACTCTTGGGTCAGCACTTGATCTTCGTACCTGGTGCCCAAGTAGTGCTCGGGCGGGTTGTCGGTCATTACGATCTCAGCGATGACGTTGTGCAACAGCGTGCCCTCATCGGCGTATTTGTTGCTGGGCTGGGGCGGCATCTTTTGCACCAAAGCCACTGAGCCTGGGCAGTTAATGACGCGCTTGGCGGTCGAGCCGCCGACGATGTTACTGTGCTGCATCTGGTGTTTCCTCTTTAGTGAATTTGACATCGTATGTGTAGGTTTTGATTTCTACTGAATTGAAGGCATCTGGGAATCTGGCTTGCGCCCATTCCAGCAGAATTTGCTCTGCTTCTTTGGTGGTGATTTTCAGTTCCATGTGGACTCTCCTTTAGTTAATGAGCCTTGACTGTAGCATAAAAAATAAAAGTGTGCTAAACTTTTTGACATGCTTGAAAAAGAAATTGAAAAATACTTCGTTTGGACTGTGGAACGCATGGGCGGCAAGACGTGGAAGTTCACCTCACCTGGGCGCAAAGGTGTGGCTGACCGGATTGCTTGTTTGCCTGATGGCACGACATGGTTTGTGGAGTTGAAGACCAAGGGTGGCAGGTTGTCGCCCTTGCAGAAAATTTTTATGTCGGACATGGCGCTGCTCAACCAGCGCTATGCGTGTTTATGGACAAAGGAGCAAATTGATGGCTGGGCAAAATTTTGAACCGATTCGGCGATGTCTTAAACGATGTACGTCAATGGGCAAACACATAGCGTGGAGGCCATCGTTTGACAAACACACGCTTGCGGCATCTCAGTCAAATTACCGATTGGTTCACGAAGGAGCACTTGAAGATAAAGATTACGTTGCTGCTTTGTGCCATTTGCACACGGCTGCAACAAAGATCAATGACTACTGCGACCGCGCCTTAGTTGCCGGCGACGACGCTGCCGCATATTGGCTGGAGCATTTCCTATGGTGGTGCGACGGCGTAATTCACTTGGATACTTTTTTTGGGGTTAAAAAATGACGCTACAAGAACAACTTGACAAAGCCGAAACACAGCTTAAAGAACATCGCGTTGGCAGGCCAAAGGTCTATGGTGCACGGGAGGACGCATTTGCTACGTTTAAAGAAAACCCCGCCGCTTATCATGACGCAGACGCAAAAGTGCTTGCATACCACATTGCAAAAAACAAAATAACGGACGAAATAATTGAATTAAGAAAACTTATCGCAAAAGAAAAAATGAAAAAGTTTGACCGTGTGCAAGATATTTTTGACGCTGGCTACGCTTTGCCTAATTACGACATTGAGACAAAACCGGGGGCTTGGCGAAACCCCCTTTTTTTTGCAAAAACACTGTCTTGGATCTACAAAGAGCATGTCTACAACACAGGTAGGTTTGTGCCGGCTGAGAGGGTTCTTTTTAAGGGCGAAATAATCTATGTTTTGCCATACGAGGGAGAAAAATGACGCTGCGCCCCTACCAAGAGCAGGCCGCTGACTTTTTGTACGAGCACGACCGCGCCATGGTGCTGGCCCCGGTCGGTGCGGGCAAGACGGCCATCACGCTCACAGCCATGGACGCCATGATCAAAGACGGCCACGTCAAGCGCTGGTTGGTGGTGGCACCCAAGCGCGTCTGCACCGACGTGTGGCCGGTTGAAGCCGCCAAGTGGAGCAAACACTTGAAGCTGGCCATTGCGGTGGGCACGCCCAAACAGCGCAGCGAGGCGTTTAACAGCGGGGCCAATGTCATTGTGCTTAACTACGACAACCTGCAATGGCTGGCTGATGTGTGCGAATGCGCGCCAGTGGACGGCTTGGTGTTTGACGAGCTAACCAAACTCAAGAACCCATCAGGCGCGCGCTTCAAAGCGTTTGACAAGATCATCAAAGACGTACCCATCCGCTGGGGCTTAACCGGGTCGTTCACCAGCAACGGCCTGGAGGACGTCTTCGGCCAGTGCAAGATCGTTGACCAGACGCTACTGGGCCGCGCCAAAGGCGCGTTCATGCAGCAGTATTTTGTGCTGATCAACAAGGAGTTTGGTGAGTGGGCACCACGGGTTGGGTCACTGGCCAAGGTCATGGACAAGATCAAGCCGGCGACGTTCGTGTTGGAGCCAGGCGAGTACAAGGACAAGCTGCCCCCGCTGCACGTTGTCGAGGTGCGTTGCGACTTGCTCGACCGCAAGCCTTACGAAAAGATGAAGAAGGACTTTCAAGCGCTGGACGTCACTGCGATAAATGCGGGCGTGGTGACCGGCAAGCTGCAACAAATGGCCAGCGGGTTCGTTTACGACACACGAAAGCAAGCCTCCGAAACACCTGGCAAGTTCATTGTCACACAGACGCCGGTGTGGTTTAGCCCGCACAAATTTGATCGCTTGGAGGAGTTGCTAGATGAGAACCAACACGCAAATACCATCATTGTTTACCAGTACCAAGAAGAGCTCGCCGAGCTCAAGCGCCGGTTCAACCCCACGACTCTTGACGATGACCGAGCCATCGAGCGATGGAATGCTGGACAAGTCAGGCTACTGGCCGTCCATCCAAAGTCCGCCGGGCACGGCCTCAACCTCCAGTTTGGTGGGTGTCACATGGTGTTTCTGTCCCTGCCGTGGAGTCTGGAGTTGTACGAACAGACCATTGGTCGTTTGCACCGCTCGGGCCAAGCACACGCTGTGTGGTGTTACGTGATGCTGACCAACAAAACGGTTGACGAGAAAATTTTTGCCGCCTTGCATGATAAGCGGGCGGTGTCGGATATTGCAATGGAGGAACTTAAATGAACGTGAACAAATTTATTGATTGGTGGTTTTCAGGCCGCTGCTTAAAACATCCGGTTGTGGTAGCAGTGATTTTTTACTTTATTGGATACGGAGTGGGACAAGCATGACCAGACTAGATCTGTGGAAAGCGCAACTTAAAGCGGCGCGATCCATACTGAAAATTCACCGCAAAGACGCCAACGCTGCTGCGCGGACGTTATAGCACACGATTGACTTGATAGCTAAACTGGAGACAAAAATTGGAAATTACTTGGCGAAAACTAAACGCTGAACTCAAGACCTTGGACGAAGCCAAGGTGCTTGAGATGCTGTTGGCCGAACGACGGTCAGCCAAAAGAGTGTCTGTGCTGGAGCGACTGCACCAGCGCTACACGGCCTTGCGGGCATCCCGCGAGCGGATTGAAATCCTACAGGAGGCAAGACGACCATGAACCATTGGACACCACCACCCGGCACCAAAATTGTGATGCCAAGTCTTTTAGTGACAAACGCTAAATTCAAACCCAGCCGAGGCTCAGACGTGCAAGCGACCTGGCGCAAGCAGGGCTGGACTGCACCCAGCGCGGGGCTGCCCCCGCCACCACCTGAGAAGGTGATTGAGCCCTTGCGGCGGGTGAGGTGAGCCATGCCCAGACCGAAGAGTGAGATGACGTCTGTGGCCATCACAGTCAGCGCCCGGTTGATCCCGGCGCATTACGCCGAGTGGAAGCGCTTGGGCGGCATTGCGTGGCTGCGCCAGCAGCTTTCCAAAAGTTTGAAGGAGCAACGCAATGCCAGCATTTGACACATGGAGTCAGGAGAACCTGGCCAAGTTTGCCGTAGAGGCTTACGCCAAGATGCAAGAGCAAGACGACCGCATCCAGCAGTTGCAAAACGATTTGAAAACCGCGATTAACGCATATAGGGAGGTGTTGAAATGATTAAGCCAGAAGAATTTGTTTCTGACATTTTTGAAATGATGGCGAGGATGATTGACGAAGCAGTCCTAGCCGAACGTGATGCCTGTGCCCAAGTAGTCAATGATGACCGAGGATTAAGCGATGACGATGCGATTAGGGTTATGAAAGTTATCAGAGCAAGGGGACAAGCATGTCTGACAAAGAAGCAATGAAGCTGGCGCTTGATGCGCTGGAAAGCAAATACCTTGTTTGCTGTGGAGCATGGTATGTTCAGCAAGACCAAGCCATCACCGCACTCAAAGAACGATTGGCACAGCCAGAGCAAGAGCCTGTGGCGTGGCTGTTGACTGACAAAAACATTAACTCACTTCAAGTGGATTCCATTCAACGCTTGATTGATCGTCTTAAACACGCACATCACACAGACTTATTCGTCAGGATTAACGGGCAAGATGAGTGGTTTCAGGCTGATTGGCTAAAGCACATGGTAAGAGCCACCCCACCACAGCGCACAGAGCCTTTGATTGGCTGGCGCAAGAAACAAATTGACGACGCCGAAGAAGAGGCGTGGAAAGAACTGGAGAAGAAAAATGGTTGAAACCATACTTGCCGTGTTTGCCGTTGGGTTCTTGGGCGTTGCAGTGGGCATCGGCGCAGTTTGCTTGATGGTCTGGATGGCGCTCAATGAAGACTAAATGTTGCGACCACACCTGCAATGAGGGGCGTAATTGCCCCTACAAAAAACCTAAAGGCGTTGGAATCATTGGCCTTCTTTTGTGCGCCAGCGCAATGATTTTGGTCACTGGTGTTCTACTGAACGTTACGTTCAAAGTGGGGCACGTCAGGCAACGACTTGAAGTTGCCGCCCCAGCGGTTGAGCGGGTGCAAAGATTCCCAAAACTTGCCCACGTTTTGAAGCGCGGCTTTGTCCCACACCGGCTGGCCGTTTTTCAAAAAGTTAAGGTCAATGGCCAAGCGACGCAGGTGGTTGCTTTGCATGGTCTTTGACTTGCCTTGCTTGAAATAGATTTCTTGCTGTTCGGCAGTCCGAAACAACTCGCCACCCGTCACTGTCCAGCCAGACGAAGTGGCGTATTCAATCAACTTGCAAGCGTCAAGCAAAAACGCTGCTTGTTCTTGCGACAAACTCATTGATCTGGGGTCAGTGCGCCGATCAAACCGGTAACAGCCAAACCAGCGGAGATGATCAGATCAGCTACGCCAGGGGCAAGTGGGACACCTAGCGCAGTCAGCAGCAAGGTGATGCCGCGCCAGGTAGAGGCCTCATACAGACGCGCTAAAAGATATGATTTCATTATTTGATCTCCACTTTGGTTTTGATGCCAGATTGCAACAAAACAATCTGGAGTTGTTGCTCAACCCGTTTTAGCGTTTCAAGCAATTGCTGCTGCGTCACTGCGGCTTTTATCTCAACCCGCAATAATTCAATTTCTCGGTCGTGTCGTTTAACTGTGTTGGTCAATTCTGCCACGCTTTGATAAATCATAAAAGCCGCGCTTGTCACTGAAGCACTGATTGCCAAAAACAACCCAGGCAAAATTTTCTCAACAAACCATGACCACGGCCCCATTTCAGCGTCTACCTTCAGCATAAAAAATCTCACAAAGTAAAGTTTCTGGTGTCACCAACTCTGTCGGGAATTTACCTTTCAAAAGCAAGTGGGCCAACTCATAACAAAATAACCATTTACCAGTATCAGTTCTAAGAGGAACGATAAAGGCCAAAAGACCACGCCAATCATAATGCGTTCCTTTTACAAATTCAAATCGCTCTAACACTTTTTCACAACTAATTTTTGTTGGAAACAAAACCCATTCACCATTATTTTCAAATTTAACACTATGAACGCCAGAACTCATAGTGCTGTGGAACAACAAATCACCAACAACAATTCCGCAATGGGGGAACTGAGTGTGCAAGCGCCATCGGGTGTAACGGCTAAACAAGCCAGCTACACCTGGGCTATTGGATGTGCGAAAAGCTAGATAAGTGGTCATGGGGCCAATTTGTTTTGGTTGTCAGGGGCCAGAGCGTTACGTTTAGCGGCGCGGGTCTTTGGGCCTTGGATGCCCGATGACACAGGGCGTGGGGCGCTTAGACGCTCTTCAAGCGCTGCCAGCACGTCAAGCATCTGATCACGTTTGATGGCCGCATCGCGTTTGGCTTGCTCGCCTGCTACGCGCTTGGAGATGTCGTCAAACATCGCGGCCTTCTCGCGGGCCTTGGCAACGGTTTCCTCAATCCACTTGCGATCCATCATTTTTTGGGCAATGGCTTTGTCGGTGAGCGACTTAAAGCCTGGGGCCACTTCAGCAAAGTCAACCTTGGCCTTGTCCCATGCGACCTTTTCGGTTGCGGTCAAGTCGAACAATTTGCCTTCGGTGACTTTTTTGGCCGCGTCATCAAGCGCCGACAACTTCTGGAATGTCTCAGGCGTTGCGCCCTTGATGCCTTGGCTGGCTTCGCGAAAGCGCCCGGTGATGGGATCAAAGTCAAGAATGACTTCACCGGCAGCGGGTTTGCGTTCAGCAGTTTCTTTAAAACCTTGCGCCAGTTCAGCGCGCTTTTGGGCTTCGTAGATTTGACGCGGCACTTCATTGGGCAACCCACGCTGCGACTCAAACACAGTTGGGCCAAATGGCGGCGCTTGTTGCGGCGTTGTAAATCCTGGGCGCAATTCTTCCGCTTTGTAAATAGGCCGACCTTCTTGGTCGTAGCCAATGATGCGCAATTTGTTGGCAGGCCCGCCCGCCGATGGCCCGACAACTTCGGGCTGATACGGCGCCAATTGGTTGGGGCCATAGCGCACTTCAGCGGGCGTCGTAGGATAAATACGGTAGTCACGAGGCATAGCGTGAGCAGCCTGATACTCTGGCGTCACCATAACTTTGGTGCCAACGCCGCTGGCCAACCGGCCAACGGTAGACCCAATCAATCCACCAAAGATTGGGCTTGTGCCTGTCATTGCGGCTGCTGCTGCACCTGCCGTACCGGCCAGGTTAGATCGAGTCCACGGGACAACTGGCGCCGCTCCGGTAGCATTGATTTGCGAAACTGATGGGGAGTTCTCGGCAATTATGCCTAAATCTTTGGCCACACCAGACAAAGGCTTGCCTTCTTTTAACAAATCGGCGTATACGCGGGGGTCTACTTGACCAGTAAGTGGATTGGTGGCCAGCTCATGGTCGTTAATTTTGGCAATTTTAACGCGCGCGTTTTGAAAATCTTTAAGCGCTTGGGCTGTAAGATTGGCTTCAATCATGTCTTCTAACGCATTGGCAACACCCATATTTCGGACAGCTATTTGACGTTGCTCGGGCGTAATTGGATTGCCTGCTTTTTGCGCGCCGTAAATACTAGACGCTTCTTGACGCAATTGTTGGATGCTGTCCATCAATACATCGCCGGTTACGCCTGCGCGAATCTGGTCTTTTATAGCCGCAAGTTGTTCATTTGATTTTATGGCTATACCGGTTGTGTCGCCGACTAATGTTTTAGCTTGCAGCTTATCTAAACTATTCACAATTTGTGGTGTAGCTCGCATTTCTGGTATAGCGCGGATTGCTTTATACGGTTGCGTAACGTCTTTGGCCGTTTTTAGTTTTTCATATACCGGTTCGCCCAGCACACTCATTGGCCCTGTATCGGGCAGCCCTAAATCTTTGCGAACCGCGTTGTTCCATTGCAATTCATTATTCGCCGCCAAGCGCGCGTCTAAACCGGAGCTATACGCAACAGCAGACTTTAATCTGTTGGCCGCAGTCGGGTTTGATTCCGCAGGGTTTAACGCAATGTTGTATTTTTGGGCTAATCTAGTTGCGTCAATTTTTGGCGCTTGTTGCCAACTTTCTTTACTTCGTTGCTCTGCCAACCGCGCGGCTTGCAGTTCAACAGTCTCGCCCAAAGGCAGCGGCGATTTAACCACGTTTTGCACATTTTGGCGTATTGTGCGCAACGCCGGCCCCGCAGTTCTTGTTGCAGCGTCAAAAAGCGGAATAGGTACACCTTGCAAACCAGTAGCTTCCGCAGCGCGGCCAATTTCAGGAAGATAATATTGGGCAAATTCAGAACGGGGTTGATACCCCATTTCTTGTTGAACTCGTTGCGCTGTCTGTTCACCGGCACGGACACCTTCTGGCGTTCCAAATTTACCACTGGTAGCTGCGCCATAAACTTCAGCCGCAGCCGCAAAAGGCGCCGCAATAGCTTGACGGCCCATGGCGTAAGGCACTTCCAGCACGTCTAAGGGACGGGTAAGCAGCGTTCCTAAAATAGACGGCGCTTCTTTAGCTGCCAATGTAGTTGCGGCGGGCGCGGACATCCGCTGGCCAGGAATCATTTCCGCAGGCGTTTGCGCTTCCGAGGCTTTGGCCTCTTGATAAGCGCGGGCAACCGTATCAAAATTAGCCGTTCCTTTAAGCGATTGATTTTTAACGATCCATGCAGCGTATTCGTCGGCAGTTGCCATTACGGTGTACCTCCACGAAGAATTGCGTCCGCTTGATTACGAACGCTAGATGACGACGCTGATGGCGCGCCTTTAGGCGCGTAGGCTTTCATTTCTGGATAATCAAAAATAGATTTACCCCCGTCACCATTTACCCATGCTGTTTCTGCGCCTTCGTATGTCTTGTTCTTATTCCACCAACTGTCAAAGAATTTTTGTTGCGCTATTGATTGTTTAGCTTGCGCTTTGGCTGACGCAACTAAAAACTTATTAGCGTCTACTGTATTGCCCAACTGAACAAATGTTTGCTCCATACGGGCGGCATCACCTTCGGACTGCGTACCTTTTTGTTCCAGTTGACGTTGCAACAACGCTTGACGACCTTGGGCCAAAAATGTTTGCGCATCTGTAGCGTAGTTTTTTGCGCCTTCCACACCCAACGCGCCAAGAACACGCGCGGCGCCAGTTACAGTTTCGCTGCCCCAGCCGGTAGTAAAACCTTTGTCCAAAATTGATTGGGTGACGTCTAACGCGGGCAACAATTTGCGCGCAAGATCAGCATTTTGAGCAACAGTCGCATACGCTTTAATGTTGTATTCGCCTTTGCCTTTTTGTTCAGCGCCCTCTAACGGGGGAAGTTTTACGCTGACGTTTGTGCCCGGCGGATGCGTAACGTGTTTGGCGATCCATGCTTGTTTAGCTTGTATTTGCTGATCTGGGGTTAAATTAGATTTTTCCAGCAGTCTTTCAAACTCAGATAGCGTAGCTGTCTTTGGTACTGTGGCAACCACTTGCCCAGCTCCGTTTAACAAAGAATCGCCAACAACGTGCAACTTCTGCATTTCGTTTAGCTGTTTAGTAAGCATGTCAATTTCAGGCTTTGCAACACCGCTTGGATAACGCATTTGCAAATCAATAATTTTGGCTTGCAAGGCTGCCGCAGGATTAACAGCCGCCGGTGCCGGCGCAGCCAATGCGTTAACTGGCGCAGCAGCGGCAGGCGCAAGCGCGTTGGGCGCAACCGCCATCTCAGGCTGAATCGGGCGACCAGTGACCGCAGGCATAGGCATCGGCGCGTTTTGTTTTGCTTCAATCTGCGAGATGAAATCGCCCAAACGATCTTCTGAACCTGCGGGCGCAGGTTGTGGGACGCTTTCATGGCGCGACGTTATGGCAAGAGCATTAGTTGCCGGCGCGGGGGCGCCCGGCGTGCGTTCAGAAAGATATTGTTTGCGCTCTTTGGCTGCCATCAACGCTTGTTGAGCGGCCATTACAACTGATGGGTCACCGCTTGTGATCGCAAAATTAAAGAAATTTTTTGCGACGTCTTCGGGGTCACCTGTATGGCCACCTTTTTCAGCTTCGCTTAGAAACTTATCCAACGCAGACTGCCTGCGCTTAAACTGCTGCATTTCTAAACCAGCTTTTTCCTGCTGCATTTGGCCTGACGCCAACTGCTGTTGGGCCAACTGGTTGCGCATGGCAGACTCTTGGCCAGCTTGAAGCTGACCGCTGATATTTGCGGGCTGAAGAATTCCAAAGTCAAGTGCCATGATTTACCCTTAAAAAGGCGTGTCGATCATTCCAGCGCGGCTACCGGTGCCGTATTCGCCGCCATAATAACCACCGCCACCACCACCGCCGCTGTACAAGCTGCTGAAATTAGGGCTTGTGCGGCCATACAGATTGGCAATGTCACCATACGCAGACGTCATTGCCCGTGTCCCGGCCATGCCCGCGTTGCCAGCGTTGATGCCTTGGTTGATCATGGCGTTGCCCACGTTGGAGCCATACGTGCCTGCTGCACCTGTCAGCGTGTTGGCTGAAGTCTGCCCCACGCCGGCCATAGACGCCAAACGGTTGTAACCTGTGGCCTCACGCGCCACGTTGGCGTTGTAACCCGTCAGCGCCCGGTTGTAGGCGTTTTGGTATTCCTGACTACCCAAGTCCTGACCAAACCGTTGTGCGGCCTTTAACGCCCCGCCTGAGATCATGCCGCCTCTTGCGGCGGCACTTCGATCCAGCGCCTTTTGGCCTTCCGACAATCGGAACGCATAGCCAGGATCTTGACCTAAATCAACTTGGCCCGTAAACGCGGCGGGCATATTGCCGTATTGGTCTTGCATCTTAGCCAACGCATTGACGCCTGCTTGGCGAAAAGGCTCTTGCAGTCCTTGTTGTTCTTTGAACATCTGGTATTGCAACGCTTGCGCGCGGTCAGATGCTTGATTAGCAGCGTCAGAGGCTTGCGACGCGGCGCTGCGGTTCTGACTTGCAGAAAATAGACTGACCGCAGCGGGGACAATAAATGACCAAGGCATAATTTACTCCTTCAGGCTTTCAGCCAACTCTTTCATTTCTTCTATATTGCCAGATTCAATCAACACTTCGTCGATCTCATCTTCATCTGTGCAATCGGTGGCGTGTACGCAGTACCACACAACGTCTGTGATTGATTTTATGCCGTGATGCTTGCCTGCGGGAATTGTCAGACAAGCAGGCGCATGAACAATTGATTTGACCCCATCAACCGCCAACTCAACAGACCCGCTGGCTAAGATGGACAGGTGGTCATGTTTGTGGGCGTGCTGAACCAAAACATACCCCGCCGGGATGCGGGTCTCTTTGGCATAGACGCCTGCGCTAAAGTGGTGATGGATCATGTCACCTCACGGCCACTGACGCGCATGTTAATGGATGTGGCAGTGCCTGCAATGGTGCTGATGAAATCGCCCACACCCAGCACCTGGCCCACCAGTTCGGGGAAAGTATAGACCTCAGAGGGCTGAAGCGTCTTGGTCTTGGTGATCAAGTTCAGATTGCCAGACGACCCGGCCACAGTGACCAAGTTGACGCTGATGGTTGCAGCGGTTGCGCTGTAGTTGGTTGCGGTGAATTTGTCGATGATGGCCGTGACGCCAGTGGCGGTGTACTGAGTGGTTTGGCTGGCCTCGACGATCTTGGCCGGTACAAGGACTTTGACGGTGACTGTCATAATTTACTCCAAGAGCAGGTTGTTGTTAGCGGCTTGTTGCATGATGACCCAATTGGTGCCGTCAGACACCATTGTCGCCCAATTTCCTACAACTGCCAAGAGGATTGCTGTGCCAGCAGACGTGCTGTCAATGGGCACAACGTTGCTTGACGCAGACACCAAAGTCTGAGCCTGCATGTTTTTAAAAATCAATGTGCGTCCAGTGTAAGACGCAGCAGATGGCAAAGTCACCGTGCAGGTCGAGCCTGTCTTATTGTTGATCAACCACAGATCAGTGGCCGCAACGGTAAAGTCAGCGGTTTTGGTGACCGGCGCCGACACGGCTTGTTTGTTGTTAAACGTATTCCAATCAGTGCTGGACAGATACCCATTGGTCGTGGTGTTGGCCGCTGGCATACTGATGTCGGGCGCAGTGCCGCCAGATGACACAACCGGCGCCGTAGCCGTCACCGCAGTCACGGTGCCTTGGGCCGGGGGCGGCAACAAATTCAGCGCGTCGATCTGCTTTTGCATCTCAGCGATTTGAGACACCAAGGCTGAACAGCAGTCAGTCAATGCGTCAGGAATTGGTAAGGTAACAACGGGCGGAAGCGTTTGCAGTTCCTGATTGACCGCAAGAAGCGCGGCGTCATAGGACGCAAGCAGCGACTCAGAGCTAAACGTAAGCCCAGAATCGTCAATAACCGCCGTGGCAATGTCGTTGAGCGACAGAAAAAACAAGTACCAAGCCCGGTCGATCAGCCCGGTGCGCGGGTCGATCAACGGCACCCTGGGGGGTGTAATGGGCGTGGGCGTTGCGTTTGGGCTAGGCATTGGTCGGGCTAATGATTAACTCGGCCCCCATGATGGCCACTTTGACCGGATCAGTCATGGACAGCTCATAGACGCGATCCCGCAGCTTGACGGTCATGCCCAATCGCCGCCAAAACGTCCTGTGGCCATACGCACCAATCCTGCCAAGTGGTGACCAATGTTCATTTGACCAAGTGTGGCCGCCATCATCTGACCAACGCAACATGGCTTCAGGGTCGTAGCCTGGTGCAGCAGGGTACGAATTGGTAACAATTTCATAGCCCGTAATGTCAGTATCTGATAATTCGTATTGCCCTAACGGTTCAAAACCGTCCCCTGCTTCGGTGGTCAATGTAACGCCTGATTGAGTGGCCAAATAGGTTTGCCTATATTCAGCTACAAGATTTAATCCCGACTCAGTGTCTATGTTTTCACTGGCGTATGCTGGGTATAGGTTTAAGCCTACGCCCGTTTCGCAATCCAATTGCAAGCTATGGTGGGCTGTGCGCTTGAGGTTGTTTGTGCCCGTGGGCAGCGCCCGCCAGGTGCGCAGCCACTTTTGAATTTGGCGGTTGTCGGCGTACACGTCAAGGTCAAAGGCGTAGATGTTGCCGTTTTCAAAGTCGCCAACAACAATTTTGTTATTGAACGCCATTTGGCAGTTGCTGCGGTGCCGAGTAAATGCGCCATCAACAAAACCGGCCCGCTCATGCCAGGCTTGGGTGGCCGCGTCATACACCCAAGTGGTGTTGGCCGTAGGAAAGATCAACACGTAAAAGCTGTGGCCATCCTGTTGATAAGTGTACGCAATGGCGTCCGACATATCAGTATATTGTTGGATGTGCCATTCAACCGCGTGGGTCGAAATGCGTTGGCCTTGGTACCCATTGGCCCGGTAGACAATACCTTGGCCCCGGCGATCCCGGCCCAGCCAGAACAGGCCGTTGTCCATCTTGGCGATGGAATAAGGGGCCGCACAGCCAAGCTCGTTAAACGCGCCTTGGATGCGTTGCAAGGGGAAGTCTGTGGCGCCTGAGTCATACCAGACCTCGATGGAGTTTGTGCCAAAGGCCCAGACCTCGCGGAAGTTGGACACCACGGCCAGCAAGCCGTCAGGCGAACCTTCGGTGCTGGCAAACTCAAGCGGGTCAATGGACGTGCCGTCCAAAAGGGCAGTCACCCACATTTTTTGGCTGTTGGGCTCGTTAAATACAAAATAGCCGTCCAGATAACAAACCGTCACCGCGCCAGGAAAGTCAGGGTCTGTAATTTGGCCAAAGCCGCCGGTAGTGTTGTTGTAGATGTAACTGGGGCCATTGGCTGCAATGAACAGCTGCGTGCCGTTGTCGGCAAGGCTAACCGGCCCAGTGCCCGCCACAGTGCCAATCAGCGTAGGCACGTAAGCGTTGTTGATTTTGTAAAGTGCATTGCCCGATACCACAAATCCCACGCCGTCATCAGATGAGAACGCCCACAATCCACGAACCGGGCCGTTGCCCACCGTTGACAAAAGCGCCAGTCCTGGGCAGCGTTGCAAAAACGCAGGTTCTTTACCGCCCTCGGGAATAACTTCTGGAAACAGATTGACCATACGGGCATTCGCAGCGTTGATGCTGCGGGTCACATAGGTCGATCCAAGGATGGGCGTTTTCATGCGACGTAACTTGGATACCACTTAGTTGTCGTAACGTCGTAAGTCATTGTTAACGCCTTACTAACCACCGCTGTGCCTGCTAGAGCAATATTCCCTGCGGTTGTCCACGTAAATATGCCCGTTGGAATTAATGTAATCGTACCGCCGCCAGTAGAAATTGGCGCTGCTGCCGTGATGTTCACCACTGCCGTTGTTCCCGAAATAAACACAATTGGTGTTGTCGGGGCAATTGTTGTTGCGCTTGCGATTGTTGGTGCAGCCGCGCTTACCGCGCTGAAGCCACTCAATGCAAGGCTTGTGCCTGTGGCCGCGCCAATGACCGGTGTGGTCAATGTTGGTGTAGTTGCAAATACAGCAGAACCTGTACCTGTTTCATCAGTTAACGCAGTTCGTAGATTGGTACTGCTTGGCGTTGCCAAAAATGTTGCCACACCGGCACCCAAACCACTTACGCCGGTTGCAACAGGCAGACCCGTGCAATTGGTCAAAACGCCACTGGCGGGCGTACCTAGCGCAGGCGCAACCATTGTTGAATTGGTAAACAACAATGCATTGGTGACTTGCTTGGTTGTGCCTGACTGCACAATTGGCAAGACATCAGTAGTAGCGGCGGCAGTTGCTACGGGAAGGGAGGTAATTGCAATGGTGGCCATGTTAATAATTTCCTGCGTAAATGTTAAAACGTTGACGGGTGGCGATCAGCGAATACGGCATTGACATGATGTCATCAGGATTGTTGATGCGCTTCAAGTTGCGCTTGCTGGTCATGGCAATGCGCTGCACCTGGGGGCTGGGCTCAACGCCAAACTCAGGCGCAAATTCCATGGCCAAGTTGTACGTGAAAGCGCGTAGATACCCAGGCGGGAACAAAATGTTGGTTGCCAAAGTGGCGGGTTGATCCAACTCTTCAACCGAAATAAAGTGCCATTCCAAGTCCCGTGTGGGCTTGGGGTAGATGTACATATCAACATCAGGGTACGTCATGTTGATAAACAAGACCTGCGGATACGTGGACGTCACCGTTTTAACAGCAATACCATCATACTGCTGTTGGTTGATCATTTTTATGCCAAAACTGACATTGGTGCCTGGATCACGATAGTAAGTAGCGTCGTCCAACAATATTGGCCGGTTACCTACAAAGTTACCGGTTGGGCCAAGGGTGCGGTTGATGAATCCAGCAGGCCAAGTAAATACCTGATCTTGGGTACTGAACACAGCCAGACGCTCAGTGTTCCAAGAGTCGATCATCTGGTTGAGCGCCATCAGCGCATCTTGAGACACTGACGCAGAAGGCGTTTCGCCTTCGGCCAGCACGCCCAGCAGCCGCAGCGCCCGGTTGATCTGATCGGCAGCAGAGTAGGTGGCCATCTTTACGCTCCTTGTTCGACCGCCTCAATAGTAGGACGGCCACGTCTACGTTTTACTTCCTGTGGAGCCGCCTCTTCAACAACATCAGGCGTGTCAAGAGTATAGCGTGTCCAGCCATTTTTTTCGTCTTCTACAGCTTCAAGTTCCATCGTTGCAACTTTGGCGCCGTGGACGTCATGCGACATGTAAATAACTGGCATAAAAAGAAGGGGGTGATTAGCCCCCTGGTTGGTTAGGCACCGTGGATAATGCAAAAATTGATGATGACAGCTTCTGAGTAAGAAGTAGCAGCAGTCAAATTGCGCAAAGTGATCAAGGCAGAACCAGCAGCCAAATACGAAACGTAAGTGGTGTAGGCCCCAGCAGCGCTGCCCGTAGTATTGCTGGAAACGTTTACAATGATCGTGTCATTGATTGAAATCAATGAGTTGGTCAAAACAAACGAAACCGCAGCGCCAGCAGCCAAAGCTGCGTTGTTCATTGTGATGCGGCCAACACTATTGTTCAGCGTCACGCCGGTTGATTTGCTGGTCAATTGCGTTACCGCACCTTGGGCTGCTGCGCTGTAGCCAATTTCTTGGCTTGCGTAACAGGTAGTAAATTCGGGGTCGCTATACGCAACACCTACCGCTTGGGTATTTGGCATGATTGTTCCTTAAAAACGGGGGCCAAAGCCCCCATTAGGTTTAGGCAATGCGATACAAAGACCAAGCGCCGTCGCCAGTTTTCACTGCACGATACATTTGGGAAGTACCAGCGGTGGTGACGGTCATCAAGCCTTGTGAGCCAGAAGAACCGATGGTCCAGCCGGTGTTGGTCGTAATGGTAATCACGCCGCTGCCAGAACCGTTGGTGTTCACCACAACGAAATCAAAGCTGCTGTTGACTTTAGCGCTGGACAAGGCTGCGTCCAGATCAGTAGCCAAAGGCAGGGTATAAGCCGCTGCGGTTGTGGTGGGAGTGCCCAAAATAATACCGTTCAGCACTTGAGCAGTTGTCAGCGTTGCCGTGACAGTTGCCGTTGCTGGGGTAGCTTGGGTCTCAATTTGCATTTCATTGATGTTGCCGTCACCAACTTGGTAACCGCCTGCGCCATTAGGAAGAGTAGCCATGATAGATTTCTTTCAAAAAAATGTTACGAATCAACCCCAGATGCGGCAAGCCATCTGTGGACGAATGGTGGAAAAACCGTACAAGACATCGATACGACACGGCATCCGGTCGTTGTTAATATAGTACTGGCGAACCACGCGCAAGCTGATGCCATTGTGAACGGCACGCGCAGCCATATCGACCCCCTGCGGCAGCAAGAGATCAGCCGTCGCAAACGAAATTGCGTCCTTGTGATAGACCAAGTTCTGGGGATACTGAGTTGAAGCAGCGCCCACAAACACCACAGCTGCGGAGTTAGCGGGCAAAGTCAACATAGTAGCCAGAGCGTGAGCTGCTGAATACATAGGCGCCACGGTCACGGTAGCAGTGGTGGTAGAAGTCGAAGAGGCCAAAGCCACAAACTGGAACAACGAACCGGTGGATTCACGGGTTTGCGGGTTTACAGCGTAAACACCAGCAATCGTGAACACGTCACCAACGGTGAGGGTTTCGCCAGAGCCAACAGTCAACGTCAGGGTAGACGCGCCTTCAGAGGTTACGGCAGCGCCAGTGGTGGCACCAGTAGCCGCACGGGTGCCGGTGGTGTGCTGCTTGATCGACTGAGACATGTTGATCTCGTCAAAACCCAACACGCCCATACCCATCATGCCGTTCTTGAATTGGCGGCTGATGGTATCGGTGGGGTTGAACAGACCTTTCATGCCTTCAACCAAACCAGCGTTAGCGGCGGGGTTGACGGTGGCATAACGGGGGTTCATTACAGCGGCGTTCTCGTTCAGCTTCTGCTGGGCTTGCAACAGCACCAAAGAAGTAGAAGGAGTGGTGCCAGGCGTGCCAACGGTATTACCGATGGATTTGTACGCATTGGCAACGTCAGCGTCAATGGAGCTGGCCAACTGGCTGATACGTGGCTTCAACACACGCTCTGCAAAGTCATCCAACTGCATGGTCAATTCGGCAGAAGTGAAGTTCACGCCGATATGCTTTTGGGTTGACACGGTTAAGGTGGTGAACTGTTCGTTGTCGTCTTGAACTTGCAAGGCGGCACCGTCGGTCACCAAAGCGCGGTCAGGCAGGCGAATACGCAGGGTTGAACCAATCTTGGCACCTTCAACAGCAAAGCTGTCGTCGTACTGACGGTCCACGTTACGGGTGATCACAAGGTTGTTCTCGAGGATTTCGAGAGACTTCCGTGTGATCATGTCAATGGTTAAGATACTGTTAGCCATGGAAAAAGTCCTTTAAAAATTTAGCGGTTTGCCTGCATCTTTTTCATCTGTCGGGCTCTTTCGGCTTCAATCCACTCTGAGGCACTCATAGTCTTCGTAGACCGTGGGTCAGTGGTGTCATAAGCCGGCGCTCCAGAGGAGCGAGCCGTCACGGGCGAAATCGGTGCTGGCGCAGACGTTGTTTTCTTGACCGGGGGCGCTGAAACCAATTTGGCCTCAATTTTCCCAATCTCTTTCGCCTGGCTCAAGGGCGTCATGCGTGAGATACGTTCCGCTTCTTTAGGGTTAGACCCGAGGTAGTACGCTAACTCAGGGCCAATCTCCGAAGACTGAATCGTTTCAGCCATCACGTTTGTAACTGGAAGTTTGGGGTTGTAGGCGACTTGTTCAAAGTCGTCGTACTTACTCCGCGCTTCTTCCTCAAGATCGTGGTAGCTCTCAAGAACTTGCGACTGCTGCCTGGCTTGATCACGCTTGGCGATCAGCTCTTCTGCCTTTTGATAAGCCAATGCTTCCGCATAGGCTTCGGGGCTTTCAAACTGGTCAACAGACGTGGCGGCTGGCGCTTTTACAATTTGCGTTTCCGCAGACCGTTGCGCTTGTTCTCGTTCCCACTTACGTTGCTCTCTTGCAAGGCGTTTGCCAATGGCTGCATCCAGTTCTTCTTGGGTAAAAACCCTAGAAGATTCTTTCTGCTCATCAGCGACTACCGGCGTACTTTCAACAGTCTCAGGAGTGGCCGTCACTTCCGTTGCTGGCGCGGAGTCTACTTCCGCTAGGTTTTGTTGGACTTCTTCAGTCATTT